GGATCTCTAATAAAAAATTGATCGCCATACTTGAAAGTGTTTCGCAGAATTCGAAACATTCTAGTTTCAAACTGATTTAATTTACACCACTGTTGTAGATACTGACCAATTACTTGAACTTCGCTGTTGGTAGGTCTTCCTTTGAAGTCGATTCTAAAATGTGTATCATTTTGTTTGTTTTTTTGTGTAGTAAACTCGCCTAAAATATCAAGGGCAGCATTAACTTCGCTGTCGCTGTCCATGGTATTGTATTGATTATAACGTTCAATACGATTAGGAGAACCTACATAAACGTCTGGCAAATGACTGCTGTAGTTTGCGGCCGCAGGGCCCATGCCGCTGTTACCTCTCATGGTAAACGGACTGTAGCTACCGCTTCTATTATCCGCAGTCGGTACTGGCGTGAAGTACTTTTTCCAACTCATACACCTAATCCTCTAATCATATTTCCTTGCAACCCTTTAGTAGCTCTGTAAGTTCTTTGAGCAGTATTTGAAGCACCTAGTTCTACATTTACCAGCTGAGATAACAAACTTATCATTGTATCGTATTTCTTTTCTACATTGCCACTATCTCTAGTATTACTTATGGCAGTTGCAGTATTTTGTGCTTGACTTTGAACATTATTGTCTAGTGCTTTGATGCCTTTTAAGAGATTTTGCATTACACTCATACTTTCTCTAGCACTGGTAACATTAGCAGGTCCGTTAACAAATTCAGGGCCCGCTTCACCAACAATACCAAATCCAGATGGCCCAATGCTACCTCCTTCGGCAAACCCTCCTAAGAATCTTCTACCTGAGGATTGCGCTGTTTGGAACGACGAGATCTGGCTTCTCGTAAATGCATCTGTCGATGCTTGTACTGCTTGCATTACTTGGGCATTGCCAGCGTCGATTGTGTTTTGTAATGTTGCTTCAGCTTGCTCTATACGTTCTCTTGCTTGTCGAACTTGTGGGTCTAAGCCGCCAAATCCTTGTGCAGTAAGATCTGCAAGGCTTGCTTGTGCATCTGTTAACGCAGTTTCGGCAGCTTCTCTTGCAGCAGCCGATTCAGCTTGTGCATCTGCTAATTGTTGTGTTGCGTTAGATAGTTCTGTGTCTCTAGCTTCTGAAGCCGCGGCTGCGGATTCAGCAGCCGCGCCATTGGCTGTTGCGCTTTCTGTAATTGCATCAGTAATCTGTCTATCACCGGCTGTAACTAGATCTGCCATTGCAGCTGGTAATTCATTAACAAACGGATTCCCAGAAGTTCTTTCGTCTAACCTGTCAAATAAACTCGAAACTCCTCCTGCAAGCTGAGCTGCTAATTGATCAGCACTGGGCATTCGTTCAAGGAACATGTCAATGCCCTTTACTGCCATTGCTTCTAATCTAGGAAGAACTTCAGTTGTAGCAGCAATGGTAAATTCTCTCAATGCTTCTTGCATCTGAATAGTTTTATCCAACAGTCCGCCTGTAGTTTCCATTTGCTTTAGTTGTTCTTCAGAAATTTGTTGTTGTAAAGTTTCAATAGCAGCAGCACTATTTCTAGCTCCGTCGGCACTGGCATCGACTGCATTGGCAAAATTATAACTGCTGTCATAAGCAGCACCCATAGCATCAGCTACGCTGCTAAGTCCACTTTGCATAGCTATAGTACGTGCTTCGTCGGTTTTTAAATAATCAAGAAATGCACCTTGGGCACCAGTGAGGCTTTCATTGAAGTTGTCAAAGTTGCCTGTTTGCATACCGCCTTTAAAAGCAGCAACAGAGGCTTCAAACTCATCAGCACTGCCGCCTAATGCAATAAATGCGTTACGAGTATCTTCAGTAATAGGTGCACCACGTATCATTAAATCTTGGAACAATGCTTCAAACTGAGGACCCATTGTTTCTTTGATTTTTTGAGTAGCCATCATAAACGCTTCTTGTGCTTCAGCACTTTGTCCCATCAAGAAAGCCTGTACATCGCCTTCTCTGCGTCTTGATTTCATTTCGTCAGCAAGTTCTTTGCGCTGTTTGCCTGTGAGTTTTGCCAATCCGTCTAATTCAACTGCAAAATTTCTAGCACCTTCAATTTGTTGTTGAGTGCTTCTAGTTCTATTCAGCCCATCTTGTTGTGCTAATTCGTTGTATACCATTAGGTTTTCGTTAATGTCGGCAGCGGTAAAACCAAGTCTACGCAGTTCAGTTCCGGCATTGCTGTCTAATAGACTACGACTTATCCTTGTAAAATTTTGTATAGCAGTATCTGTTGTTCCACCAAACGTCCTTAGTGCATCACTGTTTTGCATGAACAAGTCAGTCATGTCTTTTACACTTAACCCTAGTTCAGCAGCACTTATTTTTATGTTGCTCATTTCTTTGCCGAAACTAGCACCAATACCACTGAGTGTTTGATATTCAGCTAGGCTTTCTTCGGCAAATTTGGTCAAGCCGTTGATGACTTTACCAAAGTTACCAAGTATCGCAGAGTTGCCTTCGAGCGCACTTGTGTAAGCACTTAAACTTTGATTTGCATTGAGCAATTCGCCAGCCATAGCGACACCGGCGTTGGCAGCGCCACGAAGCTCTTTGCCAAAAATACCTAGGTACCCGTTTACATTTTGAAGTATACCAGGATCTACCAAATTGCTTGCTCCGCAAATTTATCACCTATAAATATAGGGTATTGTATTTATCCTAAGGAAATATTCATGGAAACATCTAAAGAAAGTCCGTTAAAAAAATATCGAAGACAGCCTAAGTTGTTTATTAATCTTCCCAGCGGAGGAAAATATTCACCCAGTGGAACCGTTTTTAATGATGTTTATACGCAGCTGGCTGTGTTTAGTATGACTGCGGCAGATGAAATACTTTTTAAAACTCCTGATGCATTGATCAACGGAGAAGCAACTGCAAAAAATATAACCAGCTGTATTCCTAGCATTGTAGATCCCTGGCGTATTCCTACAATTGACTTAGATACTATATTGATTTCTATACGTATGGCAACCTACGGATCTCATATGAGAGTAAATGCCAAATGTCCACACTGCAAAGAAAATAATTCATACGATGTAGAATTGCAAAAACTACTTGACTATTATTCAACCTTAGAATATCATGATACTATAGTAATAGATAACTTTGTGTTCAAACTCAAGCCGCTGACTTACAAACAAATAACTGAAAGTAAAAAGACCAGCATTCAACTTAGTAGAGCTATAAATCAACAAGCACCAACCATCGAAGACGAAGAATCTAAAAATATCTTTGTTGATAATATTTTGCAAAAAATTGCCGAAGAAGGCGTTAAGATTATTTTTTCAACCATCGACAGTGTAGAAGTTGACGGCGAAATAGAAACTGATAAAAATGAAATCCTGGAGTTTCTCGGAAATCAAGATGTTTCTATCTTTAGAGCTATCAAAGCACACATAGAACACAACAGTAAAAAGTGGCGCACACCAAATCAAAAAGTCGTATGTGGAAACGAAGACTGTGGCAAAGAACACAATATTGCATTATCATTGGATCAATCTGATTTTTTCGGAATAGGCTAGTGAATTTAAGTGATGCAGAAATCAATTCACTAGCCAGCGAATACGAAAACGAAATCAAACAAATCAAAGATATGTGTTATCGTATGAGCTGGTACATGCGTGGCGGTGTTAGTGTAGAACAAATCTTTTATGACACTGATCTAGAAGATCATGAAATCATGCAACGTATTTTCAAAGACAACATTGAAGCAACTAAAAATGCCAAAATGCCATTGCTGTAATCACTGAGGACCGGTTCTAGCGTCTGGATTAACTGGCATTCCTGGTTCACTGGTTGCAGCGTCTGCACGTCTGCGATCTACTTCAGCAGCGCCATTGCCTCTGCCTTGAGTCTCATTGGTCAGTCCCATGGTTTGTCTTAGCAATGTTGCACGTTGTTCTGGGCCAATATATGGCACCAACTGTTGTTCTTGCCCAGGAGGAAATAATATTCCATGAAACACTATCTTAGCCCATTCGCTGCTGCTGGTAAATTCACCGTCAGGTGCTGCTTCTGGTTCTTTACGGGCAAAACCAAGACTGTCTCTCAATGCACCTGTGCCAAACTGTCCATCAAACGCTGCGTCTAATGTTCCAGCAGCGGCAACTATTGCAGCGCCTGCTAAATCAAATACTGCTGCTGCATACGATTGCTGTATCCATTCAGCTATGGCTCTTTGAACTGTAGGACTGGTTATAATCCAGCCTGCAATCAACCAACTTGCTTCAGTGATTAGAAAACTTATTACACTGGGAATTGCACCAATACCAGTAGCAGCACTTGCACCTTGTGCTGCCCTTACAGTCCACTTTATTGCACTCAGTGCTTTATTAAACAAACTAGCATTTCTTGTGATTTGAAATAACATAAAACCCATCATTGCAATGTTTTGAGCAACCAATATATTTCTTAATTCTATTAGTTCTGGTGCTTTTTGAGGGTTTTGTTCAGCTTCTAATTCTAAATCATTGATAACTTGCATCATTTGATAGTAAGTTCCAATAAGAGATACAGGTAAAACTGCTATTACTCTTAAAACTCCTCTAGCAAATGGACTGGTAAACAATTTTTGCAGGGTAGGTCCAGCAACAGGTAATTTTTCTAATGCATCATATGTGCTTGCAGTAGCACTTGCTACTCTTCTGCTAAGAGTTCGTGTAAATCCTGAAATATCTTTAACAAATAATCTACCTGCAGTTTTTAGTTTAGCAGGGTTATTTCTGTGTTTAGCAGGCAACCTATCTAAAAATGCTTGAGCTCGTTCTCTTGCACCCTTGCCGTCTTCGGCTTTGAATTCTAAAACTTCGTCGGCATTTCCTAATCCAATAGCTACTCTGTCTTGCCCAGTTTGAAATATTTCACCAGCACTAAAATCAGTGTAATTAATAGCAGGTGGAGCGTTTTCTTTCAACAATTGTTTTTCAATCAATTGTGTTTTTGCTACATGTTTGTTTGGTAATTTTGAAATCACACGACCGGTAGATTCGTCAAGCACAACATATCTCGAACCCAAGGGAGCAGATGCATTGTATTTTACAACTTTGTTTTTGATCAGAACTTCATTTAATTTCATTTTGAGATTTATTCCAACTGTATAATTGTATTTATAGCTTTATGAGTTGAACTACGTTCAACTGTGTTATCGCTATCGCTCAACACTTTATTTTTTTTATTTGATGATATAGGCATATGCAAAGCATATGCATTTAATATTATGTAGATTGATCTGGTCAGACGGAACCTCTTGTAAGGTTCCTCCTGCTCAAACATTATGTGAGTATCACCAGCCGAGACTATGGAAGTAGGTGTTTTCTGCTACACAATGGGCTCTGACCTTTCCCAACCTACGTCGACATCAAAATATAGTGTATACGCTATAAAAAAACTTTAATAAAATTCTTTTAGAGTGCATACACTACACGTCTATCCCTCGCTTCGTTCCTAGTGCTAAAGGGTTTTTATGTGTAATGTGCAGTTTTTCGACAGCCAACAATCTATCTATACCGACCAGTGAGCCCAATTTGTTTGATGGCTTCCTCCCTCTGGGGAGTCGATTAGTATGTTACGTGTGCTTCTATACGAGAGCTTTTTCCACAGCGGTGTTTTTCAAACTGGCCCGCCAACCTTATGTGTTGGATTGTTTTGCCTTGATGCTATGTTCTAGCAATGCCTGTCGCAATTTATCGGAACCGCCAACTCTAACATTAATAATTCCATTGTAATACTCGTCGCTCTCTAATACACGGCGGTCAAATTGCTCTCTTGCCTCAATATAGGACATTTCACCTCTGCCTTTACATAGATATAGTATTTCTCGTGTAAACTTATCTTTGCCTAATGCTGCTACGTCTTCGTTTAGCCTATCCGACGATCCCCAATAGTCTCGCCAGTCTGATTCTTTGTAGCCTCTGCGTTTGTTCTTCTTGCCTTTGAGCGGTGGCTTGGTAGTTTTGAAACGTGCTAATTTTTTGCCTACGTATTTTTTATTATTGAGTAAATTAGTAATGAGATATACAAAGCCTTCATACTCTTCAGGTATCTCTGTGATTGATTTTCCGTTATACATCCAGTCCATATATTATGTAGTTGGATGTTTTCTGTGAACCTGCCATTTGTGATTTTTTCTATGTGTTTCCAACACATCCTTGTACTGTGTTCTGATTTCTTCTTGCCTTGCTCGTGCCAGCTTAATTAATTTTCTCAATTCACGTCTTGTCAAACGTTTTCTAGCTTCGCTAGGACGTTGTTCAAAAAATTCACTAGCTGCAAGATAATCTAATACAGCTTTCATCAGTTGGTCATGTATGTCTTCTGTCATTCTACTATATCAATATCGTTTTCGTAACTGGTAAAACCGTTTTCCTTGATAACTTTCATCACATGATTGACTCTACCTACCAATTCGTCTTTGTGGCTGATAAGGAAAACATTTTTATTGCGTTCGCGGCCCATCTTTTTTAACACTGCTAGTGCATTTTCAACGCCGGCAGTGTCCATGCCTGAATCAATCAACTCGTCAATGAACATCAAGTTGATTCCATGATAGAGACTTTCCCAAACATCTCGGAAGGCCCAGCTCATGCCCAGTATCAATCTGTTTCTTTCACCTCTACTGAGGTTATCAAAGTCAAGATCTTGACCCAGCTGCGTGATTTCCACATTGAGATCATTCAAGAACTTGACCTGATGTGGTAGACCCAGCCTATCAAGATAGTATGTAAGTCTGTTGTTCAAGTATGCCAAGTTCTGATCGATAATTTTTTTACGGATGAAACTATCTTTGTTGGTAAGAAGCTTGAGCAAAAACTCTTGATGCTCTTTGACTCTGGTTAATGTATTGATTTCGGACCAGTCTATTGCCTGTATGGCTGTGACTTTTAGATCGTCGATTTGTTCAATATAAGGATCAACTTCGTGTGTTTTGTTTCCAAGAGCACTGCGCAAGTTGTCTACATTGTTTCTATGTTCGTATGCCTCCTTGGCACTTTCATAAAATGTATTAGGACGTCCATTGATATCACCAATCTCAGTTAACAACGCTAGAGTTTTTTCATACTTGTTGGCTACTTCTGTTTGATATGAGATAGCATCAGACAGTTCTTTTAGCTTTTTTGATTCTATTTCTGCTTTTTTATCAGCATGAAGTGTTTGTCCACAAGCATAACACAGCTCGTTGTCCAGTTCTTTGATGTCTTTCTCAACCTTTTCAACACTTTTGGTTGCTCTCATTAGAGCAGTTTCTAGTGTAGCACGTTCTTTGTTTAGACTATTGATTTGATTGTTGCGTTCAGTCCAATTGGTCAAACGGTCATGCGCATCTAATTCGATCTCAATGTCTAGTTTTTCCAATTCTTCAATTGCAGTTTCTAGTTTTTGTATATCGTCTCGACGCTTTGATTCCCAAGCTCGTTGTCTACCAATCAAAGTTTCGATACTTTGCTCAATTTTTTTGTTGCTAGCTTCAATAGCATTGATCTTTAGTGTCTCTTCTGTGATTCGATCTTTGGTTTGACGAACCTGTTCTTTGAGAATTTCTGCTTTTTCAGTTAAGATAGTAATGCCAAGTAACTGTTCAATGATTGCTCGCTGTTCATTTGCTCTTAGATTGAGGAACGGCTCGGTGTAAGTGTTCAACGCAACAATGTGTTTGAACATTTCGTGACTCATGCCCAGCAGTTCGCCTATGCTTTTTTGAGTTTCTCTGCTGTCTCCTTGGCTCTCATCTATGGTTTCGTCTAGCTGTTCGTGGTCGTTGATATAAAATTTAAGAACATTGGGCAATCTACCTCTTTCGATTCGATAGCTGTTGCCATCTTTTTCGAAGTTTAGTGTAACCAACATGCCTTTGCTGTTGGTTTTATTGATCAAGTTGTTCTTCTTGATGTTGGTTAGAGCAGTACCAAACAGTGCATAGCTAAGTGCATTGATGATAGTTGTCTTACCAGTACCGTTACGAGAGCCAGTATCGTCTCCACCCTGGTCAAGATTTTCACCTAGTACTAGAGTTAATTGTTCTTTATTAAAGTCCACTGCCTGGGTAACATTACCCACACTCATGAAGTTTTTTACGGTTAGGTCTCGAATTTTAATCATGCTAGCTCGTTGTATATGTCCAATAGCAGTTTCTTATCGAAGCTGTCTGTGTCAATTGCTTGTATTTCATTGCTTACAATTTGATCAACACTTTCAAATTGTGCAATGTCAAGGTTGGTATTAATTTCTTCCAGCTGTTTTTGCGGAATCAGTGTGATTTCTCTACATCCGTACTGTTCTATAAAGGTTTCTTTGACATATGTAGCTTCTTCGTAACTAACATCGATGTCTAGATTTACCCGTAAGTACATTTTGCTCTTGATCAATGTGTTTTGCTCGTCAATCAACTGTGATAGCTTAACAGTACGGTACTTGGGACAGTCCGTCCAGTTGATGTATTTGGGTTCTGCATCGTTTTCACGATCCAATATCATCATACCGCGATCGTCGTCCCAAGCATCAGCATAGTTATGAGGAAAAGCATTACCAATATAATGTATCTTACCCTGTATCTGACGTTTGTGAAAGTGGCCACTGAACACATACTCTTGATTTTTGAAGTGTTCGGCTTTGAGCTCACCGTGATCTGGCATTTGTACCATGGCATTCATGTAAAAGCTGGGCAATTCAAAGTGTCCAAACAGATACTTGGCTTGTAACTTCTCAATACGCCGCCATTCGTCGCCCACCAACCAAGGAACCAATGCTACATCTTCAATAACCTTGATTTCATCGACCACTGTAATACCTGGAATGTGCTTGGCAAACTCAGTTGACTTTACATCACGCTTGTCTTTGTAGTACAAGTCGTGATTGCCCGCAAACATATAGAACTTTTCAAACGCTGCTCCTAGTTTTTCCAAGCATCGTATGGTTGTATCCATGGTTGTAAGGTTAAGACTGTTGCGATTATGGTGCCAGTCGCCGCAAAATATACCTGTTTCGCAGTTATTAGCCTGTGCAGTAGCAATATACCAGTCTACAAAGTCTTCGCAATCTTGATTATGAACACGACTATTGCCTTTGTTACCAAGATGTATGTCAGTGAACACTGCTGCTTTTTTAAACAAAATGTATCTCCAATACGAGTTTAACTATAACAAAAAATCTAATAAAATCAACCTATTTTAGTTCTTCGTTGCGCTTTAACGCAGCTTCCCACTCACCGCTGTGCAGTCTGGTGTAGCTAGGATCAAGATCGTTCATTTCAAGAATGTCATCTCGTATGTTTTGATTGCGTTTTTCGAGATTAATAACCCTTACAAAGCTGTTGGTAACTGCTGCCGTGTAATATGCAAATGGATTATTAGACTTTGATTCGTCAAACTGTAGTCCGATCTGGGCAAGTTGTAATATAGCCTGCCCTTTCATTTCGTCTTTGTAGGTATATCCTCTGACATTACCACGAGTTGAATATCTATCTACTAACTTTAACCACATCAATGCTAGTTTGTTAGTGGCTTTGCCGTGATCTTTACTGAAGTAACCGTTTTCCATACCGCCACTCCAATGACTTTTTCCTACACAGATCAATTCGTCCTGATCATTGTATTTCCAATGTTGGAATGGAGGAAAATTCAACTTTATTTTAGTATCGGCAACTGTTTTAGGATTTTTCTTACGTCCAGGTTCTTCAGGAACATGATCAAACATCATAATTCTAAAAATTAAATCTGTTTTTTCTATTTTTCGATAATCAATATCAAAATCTGCCATCTTAACCTTTTGTCCAGATAGCTTGGCGTCTTCGTAGGCTTGTTGTGACAGCTTCTTTGCTCTAATTTTTTTAGCTTCGGCAACTGTTCTTATATTAATTTTATCTAAGCTTGGTAAAATTATATCGTAATCTGCGTATCCCGGTTCTACATAACTACAAAATGTGTTTTTAGATTTATGTATCTCAGTTAGCATATCCTTGTTATTTAAATAATTAACTTTTCTAACCAATGTTAACTCCTTTCTACTATAATAAACTATGCTGTTTATTTTGTCAACTAAATAATGTATAGGAGAAATAAATGGCTAGAGATCCTCGTCAAACCAGTCCCATAAGTCGCGGTAGCGAACAGACTGAGTTTAATACTGCACAGTTTCAAAAACAGTCTCTTGGTGACTTTTCGGGATCTAATGCTAAACTGTTAATGAGTAGACACCGTGGTAGAAATATACCGCCTGGTGCCGAAACTATCAAGAGAGATGTTGCCATAGCAACCATAGCTTCAACATCAAGAAACCAAGGTGACGATTGGCGTGTGAAAATCTCTGTTCCAGATCTAGCTACATTTAGAACAAGTCCTTTGCTATCTCCTTTGATCGAAACAGGAAACAATGTAGTGTTTCCGTTAGTACCAACTATACAAATACAACAAACAGCCAATTATGAATCTATTGCACCAGTACATACTAATTATACTTATCAACAATATGTCAACAGTCAAGTACAAGAAATTGCAATTTCGGGAGAATTTCCAGTACAGAACGAAGAAGATGGAAGATATTGGTTAGCAGCTACACACTTTTTTCGCAGTGTTACAAAAATGTTTTATGGAGATAGCAGTAATAAAGGTGCTCCGCCCCCACTATGTAAGTTAAATGGATACGGCGACTTTGTTTTTAACAACGTTCCTGTGGTAATTACTAGCTTTACCACCGACTTGCCCAATCAAGTTGATTACATCCGAGTTCCTATATTCACAAACGTAACAGGTCGATACGAACAAAAATATCAAATGGTGCCTGCACTTAGCTTAATCTCAATCTCTGTGCGTCCAACATACAGCAGAGGTAAGATTTCTACATTTAGTCTTGATAAGTTTATCAACGGTGATCTGGCAAACAAAGGATTTATTTAATGGCAAACTATTTAAAAACAAGTCCTTATTCAACTACCACTGTAAATACAAGTGGCGAACTGGGTATATTAAAAATACGTCCTATACCTGCCGACGATGACGACTTTTTATACGAAATAGAACCACAATATACACATAGACCAGATTTATTAGCGTTTGACCTATATGGTACCAGTAAACTGTGGTGGGTATTTGCTCAAAGAAACATGGATGTACTAAAAGATCCTGTATTTGACATGAGACCTGGGATAAAAATATTTTTACCTAAAAAAAGCGAACTTAATAAAGCATTGGGAATATAATGACCAAACCAAATATGTTGCATCAGTTCAGTTCTTTTAACTGTATATTCGCATTATCAGTATTAACTGTTGATGAAGTAAACATGCCCGATGAAACATACAGAGTACAAGAACCAATTTTACAAATCTTTCGCAGTGGCGGCGGTGCTGAAAACAAAGTAACCACAGTCTATGAAGATGCTATCGGAAAAAAACTAGAATATTTCATAGACAACGTTACTATCGAAGGTATAATGGTTCCAAACAGTAAAACTAGAACTACAAATGCTACTTTTTTAGAATTTGAAGTAACAGAACCCTACAGCATGGGATTGTTTTTACAAACACTGCAAATTGCAGCAATCACAGCTGGCTACACAAACTATATTCAAGCGCCTTATCTTCTAACTGTTGAATTTATCGGTTATGACGACGACGGAGACATACTTGTAGTAGAAGATGGTAGAAATTTAAAACGTATGTTTCCTTTAAAGTTTACAAATATTGAATTTCAAGTAAACGAAAAAGGATCTGTGTATAATATAGAAGCTATTCCGTGGAACGAGCAGGCATTTTTAGACAATGTTGAACAGGTTAAAACAGACATTGCTATCAGTGGCAAAACTGTTGTGGAAATATTACAAAACGGCGAGCAAAGTTTAACAACTATCGTCAATGGTAGATTTGAAGAATTAAGAAAAGAAAACAAATCTAAAACATCAGACGAAATAGTCATCAGTTTTCCACAAGAGTTTGCAACTGCTCTTCAAGCAGCACAACAACCTAGCAATAACGATCAGGGTGCTACACAACCTGGCGCTTCGACTAAGAAAAAACGTGGAGGCTTGTTTGGAAAAATCCTAAAAGGTGCAGTAGGTGGTGTTATTGGCGGCGCATTAAGAGGAAGTTCAAATATTGGACAAAACGCATTAGGCGGTGCTCTTGGTGGAGCACTAGGAGGCGGATTTGCCGGAGGACTTGCAGCCGGTTTGGACAGAAGTATTGGCGGATTGTTAACAGCTTTTAAAGAAGGCGATATAAACTCACTGTTCCAAGGTATTAGTGGCTTCTTAGGAGCACAAGCACCGCAGGATTTTGAAGCTTTTATCAGTATGATTACTGGACAAGTGTTTACTAAAAGCAGCATAGGCGAAGGGTTGAGTAAATTAAGCCAATCTTCGGGCAGTGTTAACAGTTTAGGAAATGCCAGTATTATTAATGCCTTCACTGATATGGGTCAAGCACCTATGCCTCAAACAGGTCAAGTTTATGATCAACGAAACAAGGTTATGACACGAGCCAAAAACGTAATCAGCCCTGATCAACGTGTGTTTAGTTTTGGTTCAGCTACCAAAGTTACAAGAATCATTGAAGAAGTTATATTAACCAGTCAATGGGCTCAAACAGTAAAGGAAAGAGCCCCTGATGAAAATGGCATGGTTGATTGGTTTAGAATTATCAGTGAAGTTTTTATTAGACCTGGTGCTCAACAAGAACAATTAAATGGTGAAAGTGCAAAAACTTATCACTATAAAATTGTGCCTTATAGAGTACATACCAGTCACTTCCAAAAACCATCAGATCCTGGCTTGAATTACGATAGGTTAAAAGATACTGTGGTAAAAGAATACAACTATATCTACACCGGAATGAGTACAGACATTCTAAGTTTTGATATACAAATAAATGCAGCATTCTTTACCGCAGCAATGGCAGATGATGGACAAAATAATATCAGTTTTAAAACCGGAGGATCACAATTCAAAGCAGTTCAAGATCGCGATGGACAATTGACAATCAATGAGCCCACAAGTGCTATCAGTGCCACTGGGCAAATGCTACAAGTTGATCAAATTAGAACCAGCAGTCAAGGCGGCGGTGGCGCTGGCATTGACAATAACAAAATTAGAACAGCAAGAATGTTTCATGATATTATAATCAATAGCACTGTTGATTTAGTTAGCTTAGAAATGGAAATACTTGGAGATCCTTATTTTATATTTGACAGCGGAATGGGAAATTATACTGCTCGAGATATAGGACTAAACGAAACCGAAAACGGCGATGTTGAATATCAAAGAGGCGAAGTTGATATATTAGTTAATTTTAGAA